AAGTATCAGGAGATAAAAAATGAATACAAGTGAACAATATAGAAATGAAATGGCAAAGCATTATAAACAATTAATAGGTCATACTATTATAGAATATGCTTTAAATGATAATGATGCAGACATAGAACCTTTCCCAATTTTAATTACAAAATGTAAAGGTAAAGAATATCAAGTTGTAGTTAGTCGTGACCCAGAAGGAAATGGTGGAGGGTTCTTAGCGATTCAATTAATTAAAAACTAATAAAGGAGATAAAGATGAGTAAAAGATTTAATCAAATAGAAGCACAACACTTTGCATCTTTAGTGCAAGAAATAAATATATCTAAATATTCTCAGAAAGAATTTAGAGATACAGTAGAAGAAATATATATGTGTATCTTTAGACATAATACTAAAGGAGAATATGTAGTAGAAACTATGCCTTATGATAAAACTATTTGGAAAGTTTCTAAACATAATCAAACTGCTGAAGAAGCATTAAAGATAATAAAGGAAAGTTAAATGAAATGGACAGTTACTATTACATTAAATTTTAAAAGAAAACCTACTACTAAAGATGTACATTTTAAGTTGTTTGATTTCTTAATGAATAAAAAAAAAGATTATGTACTAATACGTAACAATAATAAGGAGAATGAAGATGAAGGTTAAAGAGTTTATAAAACAATTAGAACTTTGTGACCCAGACAGTCCTATACAGTTTTATTTTTTAGACAATTATAATTTAAATAATTGTAAACTAGAAACTGTTATAGAGGCTGATGGACAAACTGAAATAACGATAGAGGAGAATAAAGATGAAAGATAATTTAAAGAATGTATTACAAGAAGCAAGTATATCTATTGCTGCTTGTTTAGATGAACCTACTTCAGTTAAATCAAAAGATTTAGAACATATACAAAATCTAATATCTAAGATAGAAAGTTTTATTAGTTTAACAGAATCTATATTAACAGGAGATATTGTAAAAAGAAATGATACAGAACCTAAGTGTACATACATATATGGAGATGAATGTCCTGATATATGGAACAGTTTAGGTTTTACTATACATGATGATGACGATAGAATTAAATTACAGTTTGTTAAATATGAAGAGAGAGGTAGCTATAATGAAGACTAGAATACATATTAACCAACACGTTATTAAATCTAATCATAAAAATGATAGAAGAGAACCTGTTATTACTGTTAAGAATTATAAGAGTAATACATATGCTCACGAAGTAAAGATACTTGGTGAGAGTAAAGTTATATACAGTCCTGATAAGCCTTTGTCTTGTGGTGCTAAGGTCTGGATAGAAACAGATGCAGAAGTAATTGTACTGCCCATGTCAGCAGTACGTAAAAATGATAATATAAAAAGGTAGGTAGTTATGAGTAAAAAATATAAATACACATATAGATTTAGTGAGCAGACAGTAGACACTAGATACTACAAGGTAGAATCTAATACTAAACTTACTCAATCTGAGATGCAACAAATAGCATGGGGTGTAGAACAGACAGATGGAGAAACCATTGAAGATGAAAATGGTAAGGCTACATTTGATGGTATTGAATATGGGGATGATGCACAGTATCAAATAGAAGAAGGAGAGGAGAACTTAGCAGATGGATAAAGAAACTGAACGTAAACGTAGAATGAAACGTACTGGTCACTGGTTCGCACCAGCACATAAAGACAAGACACTATGGTTGAACTATATCTTTCCAATAGTGTTAGTTATATCACTGATATGCTTAATACTAGTACGTAATTAAAATAATTATTTTATATTATTAATATATATGCTATACTTAAATAGCATTACTAAAGGAGAATAATAATGAATGTTAAAGATGCTTATGTAATAGCTCACGCTAGTCCTTTTGAAGATGAGATACCTGATTATTTAGTAGATGATTTTCAAATGCCAATGAAGTTTAAATCTATTGAAGAAGCTACTAATTTTATATTAAGTATAGCACCAATAGATTTTGATTTAAGTTCTAGTTTAATTAAAATATATAGGATACATTAATATGACACAGCAAAGAGAAGACTTATATAAAAAAAATATTAAAGACTTACAAGAGCAACTGAGCAGAGCTCATATAAGAATAAAAATATTAACAGAAGAGTTACATAATTTACGTAGAAAAATAAACCCAGAAGCTGCGTTTACTCCAGGTATTAGCTGGGCAGAAAAGGATATTAAACATGATGACTAATACGAATGAACAGTGCTCATTAACTCCAGAAGAACATTGGAAATTACATCAAGGCGTATGGAAAACTATGGGATGTAATATGGTATTGTATTCTAAATTTTATAAAGATAAATATTCTTATGTTGACAAGAATAATAAATATAAATATACTTATTATACTAAAGATAAGAGAGTAGAAAAAGTAAGGTGGATACATGAGCACAAATCTCTGGGATAAAGATAGAAATAGAATGTTCTGGGCTTTTGTAAAAGAGTATCAAGAAGAAGGTTATACTAAACAAGAAGCTAAGAAGTTAGCTAAGAAGGAAGTTAATGAAGTTATGGAAGATAAAACTAGTTTTGTTAATGAATTATATAGAACTGTATTGGATAATAATGATTAGGAGATAAAATAAAATGAACGATAAAATGAACGATAAAGTAATTAAACAAGGAGCATGTAGTAACTGTAGTTCAAGTGATGCAAATACATTGTATGAAGATGGACATTGGTACTGCTTTTCATGTAACACTTATACACCACCAGAAAGGAAACAAATGAACAATAATAATAATAATAATGTAACACCTGCACCTATAAGAGGTGTAGTTAAAACTAACTTTACTGAAGGACATACTGAAGCACTACATGATAGAAGAATAAATAAAGAAACCTGTAGTAAGTTTAATGTTGCTGTACGTAAAGACAATGACAATAATATTACACAACATATATATAAATACTATGATAGTAATAATTCACATGTAGCATCTAAGGTACGTAACACTAAAGAGAAAGAGTTCTGGGCTGAAGGTTCTATATCTACAGCAGGTCTCTTCGGACAAAACTTATTTGCAGCAAGAGGTAAGTTTGTTACTATCACTGAAGGTGAGATAGATTGTATGTCTGCTTATCAAATGATGGGTGCTAAGTGGGCTTGTGTTTCTGTTAAGACAGGAGCAGCAGGTGCAGTAAGAGATTGTAAAGCATCTTATGAATACTTAAATAAGTTTGAAACAATTATAATTTGTTTTGATAATGACGAACCAGGTAGAGCAGCAGCATCTAAAGTAGCTCAACTCTTTGAACCTAACAAGTGTAAGATTATGCGTATGGATTATAAAGATGCTAATGAGTATACACAAAGAGGAGAAAGTAAAAAGTTCTTAGATGCATGGTGGGATGCAGATGTATATACACCAGCAGGTATTATTAATCTTAAATCATTACAAAGTTCTTTATATGAAGAACAAAAAAATGATACATGTTTGTATCCTTGGCAAGCTCTTAATGATAAGACCTATGGTATGAGGACAGGTGAGTTAGTTACCTTTACTGCAGGTGCAGGAATGGGTAAGTCATCTGTAACCAGAGAACTTATGCATCACATACTCACTGCTACTAATTCTAACATAGGTGTCTTAGCATTAGAAGAAAACATTAAGAAGACTGCATTTAATATTATGTCTGTTGAAGCAGGTGCTAGGTTATATATTAAAGAAATTAGAGACCAACATACAAGAGAACAATTAAAGAAGTGGGAAGATGCTACTATAGGAACTGGTAGGTTCTATGCCTTTGACCACTTTGGTTCTATACACAATGATGAAATACTAAATCGTGTACAGTACATGGCTAAAGCTTTAGATTGTAAATGGATTATCTTAGACCATCTATCTATCTTAGTTAGTGGACAAGAAGGAGATGACGAAAGAAAGTCTATTGATATTCTTATGACTAAGTTAAGAAGTTTAGTTGAACAGACAGGTGTAGGTTTATTATTAGTATCACATCTAAGAAGACCAACAGGTGATATAGGTCATGAGAATGGTAGAGAAGTTACACTGTCACATCTTAGAGGTTCAGCTTCAATAGCACATCTTAGTGATTGTGTTATTGCTCTTGAACGTAATCAACAAGCACATGATTCTATGACAGCTAATACAACTATGCTTCGTATCTTAAAGAATAGATATACAGGTGATACAGGAGCAGCAGGTAATTTACTTTATGATAGAGCAACAGGTAGATTAAAAGAATTAAAAGATAATAAGCTTGACGATACTAATCAATTTGATGTACATTAAGTTGAAAGGAAAATAAAATAAATAAAAATTATATTATACCAGAAGAGCCTAATGAAAATCCAGATAGAATAAAAATGTGGAAACATTATTGTAATGTTGAAGATAGTTTAATGGAAATAGGTGAAGGAGAACCTTGTAACTGGTGTGGAAAAGAGGAAAAAAATGACAGCAATAGTTGATATAGAAACAGATGGTTTTAAAAACGAAGCTACTCAGATACATTGTATTGTAGCTAAATGTTCTAAGACTAATACGATTAAAAAGTGGGTACAAGAAGAATGTAAAGACTTTAAAGATTGGAGTAAGAATGTACATTCATATGCTATGCATAATGGTTTATCTTTTGACGCACCTTTATTAAATAAATTTACTGGTTCGTCTATTAAACCTAATCAGATAAGAGATACTTTAATAGAATCTCAACTGTTTAATCCTATAAGAGAAGAAGGACATGGACTAGGTGCATGGGGAAAGAAGTTAAAATTTGAAAAGGGAGACATGAATTCTTTTCATACTTATTCTCCTGATATGCTTACATACTGCACACAAGATGTTAACTTAACTCATAAAGTAATGGATGAATTAGATAAAGAAAAAGTTAAGTTCTCTAATGAGTCTATAGAATTAGAAAAGAAAGTTAGAGTTATAATAGATAAGCAAGAAGAGAATGGATTTACTTTAGATTTAAGAAAAGCAACTACACTTAAAGCATCTTTAGATGATGAAGCTAATAGTTTATCTAATGAAGCTACTGAATTATTTCCTCCAGTAGAAGTTCAACTTAAAACTAAAGTTAAATATATACCTTTTAATATTGGTAGTAGAAAACAAATAGCTGAACGTCTAATAGAAAAAGGATGGAAACCTAAACTTAAAACTGATAAAGGTAATGTAATAGTAAATGAAGAAGTATTAAATAATATTAATATGAAAGAAGCTAAAATGTTTTCAAGATATTTATTACTACAAAAAAGAGTATCACAAATTAAATCATGGATAGAGTTATGTGGAGATGATAACAAAGTACATGGTAGAGTAATGACATTAAAGACTGTTACAGGACGTCT